CACGGGCGGCGCGCTGTTCGCATTCGCCGGCATCTGCACCACCACGGGACGCGACAGCGCGGCATCGCTCTGCGCCGCCTGCTGCTCGGTCTGCACGCGCTCGCCGGTCTTCAGTACGGTCGGCACGTCGCCCGGCTGCAATCCGGGAACGCCCGGATAGGCGCCCACGGCGTCCGTGCCCTCGTGAAAGCGCGGCGCATGCAGGAACATCTGCGGCGTGACCGCGATATAGGCCGGCGGGTTGGCAGCACTTCCGCCGCCATGCAGGAAGCCGGCAAACATCGTGCCGTCGCCGGAGGCCTGCGCTGCGGCAGCACCTGCGCTCGAACCGCCGCCTCCGAACCAGCTGTTGAAGAGCCCCGTGATGCCTCCTCCCATGCCCCCGAAACCGCCGCTGCTGCTGCCGCCTCCGATGCCGAGCGAACTCCCGATATCGCCCATGACGCTGGACCACATGCTGTTCATCGTCGGCGCGAGGAACTGCTGATAGGCGAGCTTGAGGAGCTGCTGTTCGAGCCAGGTGAAGAAGTTCGACAGCGCGTTCTTGCCGCCGGTCGCGAAACTGACGAAGGCGTTTTCGCTCTGGTCGGCAAAACCCTTCAGCAGATTGGCCGAGGTGTTGGCGAAGTTCGCGGTCTGGGTGTTGAGTTGCTGCAGTTCGCGCTCGGTGCCCGCCGCCCAATCGGTGCGCCGCTGCAGGTCCTGCGCATAGATGCCCGCGAGTTTGTTGTTGTAGATGTCCTCGACCTCGGCCGCGAGCTGGTCGTGACCTTCCTTCACGCCCGCCAGCGCCGCCAGCGTCTGCGCGCGCCAGTTGTTGAGATCGTTCAGATCCTGCTGGCGGATTTGCGCCGAGAGCTGCGCCTGCGCCGCCGATCCCGCCGTGATGCCTTGCGATGCATCCGACTCCGAGCCGTAGGCCGTCGCGGCGCTCGCGAATTGCGAATGAACGTCCTGCTTGGCCTTGAGCTCTGCCTCTGCCGCCTGCTGTTCCTTCGTCGCGGCGATGATTGCGTCCATGTCGGTCTTCAGCTTGCGGACGTCGGCGTCGTATTGTGCCGTCGTGATCCTGTGCCGCTTGAGCAGGTCGTCTGCGTTTTTCAGCGCATCCGCGTAGGACTCGACGGCTTTCGAAACCGCGAAGGCATCCTCCAGCGATTTTATCGACTCCGCCGTGCCGTCCGACGCCTCCGCTTCCTGCCGCAGCGCATCCGCGTGGAGTTGCGCCGCAGCGACCGACTTCGGCCCCTGGGCGATCAGGTTGTTTATGGTGTCGAGGTGCTTCTTGTCCTCGTCGTCGAGCTTCGTCGTCGCGGTGCTTACGCCGTTCAGAATTTGAATGCGCTGCTGCTGGAGGACGCCGATCGCGGCCTCCGCTTTTGCCCAGGCTTGTGAGCTCTGGCCCGCCCGGTTCTGATCGTCGACCAGCTTGTTGATCTTGTCGTCAATCGCCGCGATCTGGTCGCCTTTGCCGCCATAGGAGGTCGACTGCTCGATCTGCGACGCTGCTGCGTCGAGCTTGTTGTTCTGCGCCTGTTGTGCCGCTGCGGCCTGTTGCGCGGCAGTCGGCCCCTGCTGCGTCGGCGCCGGGCCGAACATCTCTCCCTGGACGAAGTCGAGGGCACCGACTTTGCTGAGCCATTCGTAGCCCTTCGAAATGCTGGTGGAGAGCTGGTCCCACGACCGCGCCCAGAACGACGTGTTGTCGGCCGCGCCCTTGAAATGCTGGCCGATGTCGTCGGCGAGCTGCGTCTGCGCGCCGGCGAGATTGCCCGACTCCTGCATGTGCGCGATGAGATCGACTTGTGCCTGGCTGAGCATGCCCTGGCTCGTCGCCAGTTGCTCGGCCGCCTTCGCCGGATCGCCCATCGACTCCGTGAGCGTCTTCATCGCCTCGGGCACGCTTTCGCCGTAGGCGTGCGCCATGTCGATCGCGGCCAGCGTCATCTTCTCCCACGCGGCCGGCGCGACATTGGCCTGGATCATCGTGTCCGCCATCGCCTGCCCGGTCCTGTCCGAGGTGTCCGCGATGGTCGCTATGGCCTGCCCGTAGGTCGTGACCTGCGCGGCGGTGAGACCGTAAAGGTTGCCGGATTTTTCAAGCGTCTGATTGGTCTGGTCCTGCACGGCCTGCGCCGACATCTCGGACGCCGCCATGACGCCGATCGCGGCCGTCAGCGCGGTGATGGCCAATCCGACCGGGCCGAGAAACACGCCGACGTCGCCGAGACCTCTGAAGACTTCGATCAATGCGCGCATCGGCAACCGCACGAGCCCGACTTCGCGGCCCATCTCGCCCATGCCGCGCACGAAGCCGGTGGAGATGCGGGTCCCTTCTTCCGTCGTCTCGCCGAGGCCCTGAATGGCGGCTCCGACCGCGGCAGCCGCGGCCATCTCTTCCGTCATCGCCGCGCTCGACACATCGTGCATGACGTTCGAGAGCGCGAGCTGCGCGGATGCGCCTTCTACCGCCTTCGAATAGTCGGCCTGTGTCAGCACGCCGGCGGCAAGCAGCGTGCGCGCCTGGTTGACGGTCGAATTGTATTGCGCATGCGCGGCCGAGAGCGCGGTGATGTTCGACGTCGTGGCGCTGGATGCGCTGGCGAGTGCGGTGAGCCGCGATATCTCGTCGAGCTTCGCCTGTCCGCTGGCGCTGAGCGCCGTTGCGGCGGCTGTGGAGGCTGCGGCCTGTCCTGCGATCGCGGCCGTCGCGGCATTGTAGGGCGCCTCCATCGCGCCGCCGGCGGCGCCTGCCGCTGTTGCGCTTTCCGCCAGGCTGTCGAGCGCGCCCGAGCCCTGCGCCGCTGCCGTGACGAGCCCCGTCGAGTCGCCGGTGAGCGTGACCTTCGCGGTAAGCTCCGAACTCATCTTGCCCTCAAGCAGCGAACATCAAGAAGAAAAGATGCGCGCACGATCGAGCGCGTAGAGCCTGAGCGTCTCGCCTTCGAGCGTGCGGAGCTGGTCGAGGAGGACTTCGCCTGGCGTAATGCAAAGCGCAGTACAAATGACCGGCAGCACGGCGTAGTCGAGCCCGGTGCGCGCGAGCAGATTGTATTTGCCGTTCGACAGCGGCTGCATGCGCCACTGTGTTTGCGCCGCGAGAAAGACGCGCACGGCGTCGACGTTCTCGGGCTCGACTTCGATCGGCTGGTCTTCTTCGGCGACAACATTGCGGCTCCGCAGTTTGGCGAGCGACTCCTCGCTCACGCCCATGGCCTTTGCTTCCGCGATCGTCTCCTCTCCGATCACGCTCTTCCCGTCGCCGACGCCCGCGAGCGCGGCGGCGACGGCCTTCAGTTTTTTGGCAGGCGCCCCTGCACCATGTCCCAATAGCCGGCGGCCAGCCCGCGCACGGCGTATGGGAGCGACAACATCACAGCGAGCGCGGTTTCATCGTCGACCGAGCTGCCGTCTTCTTTCTTGAGCCCTTCGAAGCCGACCAGGCATTCCTTGAGCTGCAGCACGTCGCCGTTCGCGCCCATCATGTTCTGGACCTTGAGAGCATCCGCCATGCGTTCCGGCGGCACGAGCCTGAAGCGCGCGACGATCTCCTGTTCTTCAAACTTGCCGGGACCGACCGGCACGGAGAGCTTGCAGGGCCATGAGACGACGCGAGAGGCCTCTTCGGCCTTGAAGATGAATTTCTGAGCCATGAGAGCCTCTAAGTGAGAGCGAAGGAAAATTCGTCGTCGCCCACGGTGCGGACGAACGACAGCGGGAAGGTGAGACCGAGCACGCCCTGCAGATCCGTGTAGGACGGTTCGCCGAGCTGCACCTTGGCGGCGCTGAGGCTGATGATGTTGCCGCCCACGATCCCGTGCGTGAGCGCGAGCGCGTAGGTCGTTTCGTTGGCGACGCCGTTCGCCCAATCCTGCGTCGCGACCGTGTTGGCTTCGAAGGTGATCGAACCCGACGCCTTGCGGTCGGTCTGCGCGATATAGGCCGCGTTCGGACGGTCGCGGAAGATCACGGTGTTGCCGACGTCGAATTCGAACTTGTCGAACACGACGGCAACGCCGCCCAGCGTGAATGTCGTGTTCGCCTTGTTGACTTCGACGCCGTTGACGAAGTTTTCGAGCTCGGCGCCGACGCCGGCCGGCGGCGCCGTGTCGGACCAGTCCGCATAGAGACCGCTCATGCTGAACGTCCATTGCCGCCATCGAGCGAGAGCTTCGCGTTGCCGCGCGCGCCGAGCAGCGTGTGCTTGATGCCGTCCCAGAAGAAATACTCGGTGATGGATTTCTGGCCTGTCGAGATCGGCGCGTAAGTGACGCTGGTTTCGGCGACGATCGTCGAGGAAAGCCCGCAGGCCTGCATCACGCAATCGTAGAGCGGCGCAGTGCCGGCAGCGCCCGACGCGCCCGCTTCAATGTCGAACTGTGTCGTGCGATATTTCTGCGCGATCTGGTCGAGGTCCGCGCCGAACGCCGGATAGGCGCGTTGGCGCTTCTCGCGCGTCGATGCCATCGGCTTCATGGTGAAGTTCGACACCATCATCGCGTTGGCGGCGACGGGACCGGGATCGGTGCCGTAGACGGCTTCGATTTCCGCAAGCAGCACTTTTTTGATGGAAAGCTTTTGTGTCATGGTGTCCTCTTCAAGCGCCCTTTCAGGGCGACGGTGCCCTCAGTTGATAGTTCGTCGTGAAGCCGAGCTGGTAGAAGACGCTCATGCCGTCCGGGGAGACGCGGATCGGGCGGAAGCCGACCAGGTTCATTGGCGCATAGATGTTCGAATCCGGCGTCCAGCCGACCAGGAACGCCTTCACCGCTTCGCGCAGCGTATCGACGTCGCCGGATTGATCGACGCCCGTGCCGCTGCGCACGATGAAGCCGAGCACGATCGGCACCGAAACCTTCGAGCGCTGGCGCGTGACCATGGTGCCCGTGTCGTTCGGCGCCGCGTCTTCGGTCGGCGGCATCACGAAAATCGACCGGGTCTTCTTGAGCTGGTCCATGACGCCGGCGTAATCGCCCGCGCCGCCCAGCGAACCATACTGAATTCCGCTGCCGGACAATGCTATGATGATGTCTTGCGCCGCCAACATCAGGAGATACTTCCTGGGGA